TAGAATAATTCGTACATATATGGCGAATGGTGAATATCAACAAATAATAGAACTAACAACCACAGATGGAAAAAGGTATTATTATGATACACCAGAAAAGAGAAAAATATTTGGTACGCCAGCATATGAACAACAATTTGAAGATGAACCACTATTTAAAGAAAACAAAGAAGAAAAGAAACCAAGAATGTGGGACGATGATATACCAGCAACTGCAATAGAAAATTGTGATGGAATGGCGATATTTGAACCTGCAATAAGCTTAATAAAAGCATATGAAAGATGTATTCAAAACTCAAGAAATGTATTCAAATATAACGATGAAGCAATATTAGCAGTAAAAGGATATACACCAGAAAATCCAATGATTATACAAAATGAAAAAGGTGAGGATATCATAAATCCTGCAAGACAAAAAGAAGATGAGTATGTATTAACAAGTAGAGTCAGATACTTAGATGGAAATAGAGAAGTTGATAGCAACTTATGGTGGGTTGAAAAGAATGTAAATGATACAGCATTACAGAACCATAAAAAAACATTAATGGATATTATTTGTTTATGCTCATTCTGCCCTAATATGACTGATTTAGGTTTTACTCAAGCAGACAACAATGCAGCACTTGAAAAGAAATTCTTTGGTTTACAACAATACATAGCAACATTTGAGGGAGATTTCCTTGAAGGACTAACAAGAAGATGGAGGATTATATTAGAAAAATTCAATAAAGAAAAAAGTAAAACATATGACTTTAGAGATATTGAAGTAAAATTGAATAGAAACTTACCTTCTGACACTGCAACAACAATTACAAACGCAATGAAAATAAGAGGATTAGTCAGCGATGATACAGTTATAAACTTATTAGGACTTGATTTAGACAGCACAAGTGAATTAGCAAAGATGGACTTACAAAATGAAGAAAATATTCAAAAGAATTTACAACAAATGCAAATGATAGGACAAGCAGGAGTAGAGCAAAACAATCAACAAGAAGAAAACAAAGATGACAAAGTAACAGATTTGACAGACCAACAAAAAGCACAAAAACTAACTGCAGACAATAAAAAAGAACAAACAAAAGTAGTTAATAAGCAAATCAATAAAGAATAGAGGTGTTATAAATGCAAGGAATATTTATAATTCTTTTTTTTATTATCTTAGGTTTTTTTGGTGAAATGGGAAAAGATTTGTATCATTGGTTTTGGAAAGGTGATAGATAAATGAATATATGGAATTATCACGATACAAAAATGCAAGAATTAAAACAACTATATAATAAAATATCAAAACAAACACAGAACAGACTTCAGGAAATCTTTGATACATTTAACCTTACAACAGAAAACATCTATAACATAGCCGATAATAAAACTAAGAAAAGAATAAATACATATATAGAGCAATGGAAAGAACAAGGATTACTAAAAAACAATAATTATTTTAGTGTATTAGCAAACAATATTTATAAAAGAACAAAAGTAAAAAATAGTGAAATACTAGAACTGCTTATTTATAGTGCATATATAGAAGAACAAAATAAACTTGAAGAACAAGAAAAACAAATAATGTATGAAGATGCAAATTATTACTATGAACAGGGTCAACAAGAAGTAAATAAAAAGAAAAAGCCATCAATATTAACAATGGCTTTATTTCTTGCATTATTAGATCAACCAAATTACAGTGGATTTAATTGGAAACAATACATTGAAGTTACAATGCAGTATAATGCACAACAAATATATAAACAAGTAATTTTAAATATACAACAACAAAAAAACCTAGAAATTGATTCTAATGAGTTTCAAACAATAATAAATAGACAAAATAACCAAAAACTTAATATAAATAATGATAAGATATCAGGTGCAGCAGATTTACAAATGATTGGCTTAAATAATCTAGCAAAAGTAGAAGGAATAAAAGAAGTAACAGAAGATAATTCAAAAGTTAGATTTATTGCAGTAGAAGATGATAAAACAACTCTAATGTGTGATAGTTTAAACAATCAAGAATTTTACATAAATAAAGAAAATGTATTTGATAGATACTATGGAGAAAATCAAAAAGAATTAAAAATACAAAGAATTAGATGTAATGGATTGGTACTAGGTTTAAATCTTCCACCAATACAACATCACTTTCATTATTGTAGAAGTACAATTGTGTATAATTCTAATAATGAGCATATTGAGTTAGAAACAGAAAAACAATTTAATATATTTGATACAAAATTTGAAAAAGATATAAAAGAAAAATACAATATCAAAAAGATGAATATAAGGCATATAGATAAAGAAGTTTTAAAAGAATTATTAAACAATATGAGTAGAGTATATAATGATTTTCCAAATATAAGAGGAAAGATTAAAGAAATAAAAGAAATAGACCATCCAAATGGTGGACTAGCAGTAGAATTACAAAAAGATGGAACATATGTAATGTATATAAATAAAAATAAATTTTATAATGGTAAAGTTCCAAAACAATTATATGAAATGGATGTTAAGAAGCATTTTCATCCTAATAACACAACTTATAAAGATATGTCAATACATGAAACAGGACATATAGCAGTAACAGAAATAATAAAAAAATTAAATCATAACAATAATAATGCAATAGTTTTTGATAGCGAAAATAATATAACAGTAAATAAAATATTAAATAAAGCCTTGAATAAAATAGGCGTAAATGATATAAAAGAAAAAGATTTACTAATAAGAAATATTTCAGGATATGCATATAAAGAAAGAGGACAAGAAATTATTGCAGAAGCATTTGCAGATTATTATGCTAATAAACAAAATGCTTCATTACTGAGCAAAAACATAATAGAAGTTATGAAAGGAATGATTTAATATGATGCCTATGGAACACCCTTGGACAGATTGGCAAATAGATACATTAGGAGAAGAAAAACCTTGGAAATGGAAAGAAAATACACCAAAAGAAATAATAGAACAATATGAAGAATGGGAAAAATATTACAATAAAATGATGAAAATAAAATTTTAGCACTTACTTTAAAAAGTAGGTGCTTTTATTATGGAAGGAAGGTGTGAAATATGCAGGAACCATTAATACCAGCAGGAAAAGAAAACGTAAAGAAATCTATTATAGCAATAGGTCAAGAGCTAATAAAGAGGGCAGATGATATAACAAATGATTTAAAATTTGTTGCTAATATTGAAATTTATGCGAAATTAACACCAGATGAAATAACTAACTTTGATATAAAGAAAAATTATATGGCAACATATGAAGATAAGGAGGAAAAATAATATGTGGTTATTAGTTTTAATATTAAGCATTAAATTACAAATGCCAACTTGGTATTGGATTATATTTACTATAATTACAATATTTAGACCAGTTATGTGGGTGTTTAAGTATAATTTTGCAGAAGGATATATGAAATCAAAGAACAAAGATAATAAATAAGTTATTAACATTTTATAATTATAAATCAAGAGCTAAGTCGACTAGCTCTTATTTTTATGCCCTAGATATGGCTTTAAACTGTCTATTTTTGTTTGGTTAGACTTCCGTAAAAAGTCAAAATAGTTTGGTTATAACACCGTAAAAGTTAAGGAGGAAATGGTTATGGAAAATAACGAAGAAACAAAAACAAATATGGAATCTACTGCCGAGAGTGTAGAAAAAGTCGAAACATCAAAAGTAGAAGAAAATAAAGAAAAAACTTTTACAAGAGATGAAGTAAACAAAATGATTAATGCTGAAAAGCAAAAAGAAAGACAAGCAATTTTAGAAGAAATGGAAGCTAAAAAAGCAGAAGCTGATAAACTTGCAAAAATGGACGAAGACCAAAAGAAATCTTATGAATTGGAACAAGAAAGAGCTAGAGCAAATAAAGCTGAAAATGAACTAAATGCTTATAGACTAAAAGACGAAACAATTCGTCAAGCAAGTCAAAGAGGTATCTCATTAGGATACATAGAAACTATTGATTTTTCAAGAGAAACTGCTGAAAGTATCAATTCAAAATTAGATATATTTGAAAAAGTATCAAAAGCAGATAGAGAAAAAGCAATAAGTGAGTATTCTAAAGAACCAGCACCACAAACAGGAGAAAGGGTAACTCAAAAAGATATAAGCCAAATGAGTTATACAGAATTGGCAGAATATCTAAATAAACACCCAGAAGTAAATTTATAAAAAGGAAGGTAATAAAAAATGGGAAAATTTGATTCAAAAAGTTTTAATGAAAAAGCATTTAAGTATTCAGTAGATAGAATACCAAATTTAAAAACAAACGAGTTAAAGAAATCAAGAGCTTTAACAGGGAATGAAGATATTAGAAAAGTATTTGCAGATGAAGATGGTACAGCATATGCAAGAATTGCTATGCGTGGACTATTAGAAGGCGATGCAGTAAATTATGATGGACAAACAGATATAACAGCAACATCAACCAAAACATTTGAAAGAGGTGTTGTAGTTGTTGGTAGAGCAAAAGGATTTGTTGAAAAAGACTTTTCTTATGATGTAACAGGAGGAAAAGACTTTATGCAAAATGTTGCTGAACAAATAGCAGACTATAAAGATGGATTAGACCAAGATACAATATTAGCAGTATTAAAAGGTATATTCTCAATGACAGGTGCTAAAAACTTAGAATTTGTTAACAAACATACAACAGAAGTAAAAGGAAATATTCAAGCAACAACATTAAATACAGCAACAAATAAAGCATGTGGAGCAAATAAAAAGAAATTCGCATTAGTATTTATGCACTCAGATGTTGCAACAAACATTGAAAACTTAAATTTATTAGAACACTTAAAATATACTGATAAAGATGGTATAACAAGAGAACTAGATTTAGGTACATGGAATGGAAAATTAGTAATAATTGATGATGATATGCCAACAAAAGAAGTTGAAGCAACATATGTAAAAACAACTGATAAAGCTATAGTAACAGGAAAAACATATTATACAAAATCAAGTACAAAATATACAGTAGTTTCTAATCCAGTTGAAGGAAGCATTGGAGATTATTACGAATTATCAGACGAAGCGCATACAGAATATACAACTTATGTGTTAGGTATAGGCGCTATTGATTTTGAAGATGTAGGAGTAAAAGTACCATATGAAATGGATAGAAATCCATCAAAAAATGGTGGACAAGATACTTTATATATTAGACAAAGAAAAGTATTTGCACCATTTGGAATTTCATACGAAAAGAAATCTCAAGCTTCATTATCACCAACAGATAAAGAACTTGAAAATGGTTCTAACTGGGATTTAGTAAATTCTGGTGAAGAATCAGAAGAAGATAGAAGTTATATAAATCACAAAGCTATTCCAATTGCAAGAATAATTTCAAGAGGATAGTAGAAAGGAAGGCAATAGATGTTAGAACAAATAAAACAAAGATTAGGAGCAAATTATATTGAAGATACAGATAATATAATACAAGACATCATAGCAGATATGACTTCTATTGCCTGTGATGCTTCTAATCGCAAAGAAACTGATAATAAATTATTTCCATACATAAAAAAAGCCGTTATATCCGAATATAATGCCAGAGGTTCAGAAGGACTATTAAGTCGAAACGAAGGTTCTATTTCTAGTT